GTTTCATTCAAAATACATGATTGAGCAGACTAAATTTGTCAAAGGGATTCAGCCTGAAATTGAGGTTGATCCCGTTGTCAAAATCGGAGAAGCAGAGCGATGGCGAACATCTGCTATCGCCCACCAAATTTTCAAAGATATGGAAGATGCGCATGGAAACGAGGATTTCGTTACTACCTTAGCCCATCCCAACGAAACACAAGGCGGAGCTCCATCACATCATTTGATTAGGGACGACGTTGATGACCTAGCCCGAGCAGCTAATGAGCTGATTCGTCCGCATAACCAAAACAAGGCGGTGAATCGTGATGACCCGCATACCGTAACCACTGTCATTCAGTACGAGTATCTTGGAATTTGGTTTGAGGAGGGACGATATATTGTGTATGGCAACACCCAAAATGAGCGACATGAGTTCGCGCTAGACGATCCCATGGGATTAGCCATCCTAGAGGAGATTTGCCGGGAAACTGAATTTGAAACTCAGGATTACCTTAATGCAGAGCGCGTTCGAGTGATCGAGCGATTAAGATCATTGGGTAGAGCCATGTTGAAAGGCGGATATCCAGCTCGTCGCATTTATGCGGCGATGAGTCAAACCCTTAGAGAATTGGGCTACGCGACTCTTGAACTTGTCATGGCAGTGACGCTGCCATTCTCGGGAGCAGCAGCTCCCGGGGAATTAGCCCCATTGGATACGACTAACCCGGTTACGTTCACGCAAGTGGTACGTACTGCGACTCGAAACACTCACGAGCGCATAACACGAGTACAACGGCGTGTTGATGAGTTGGTTTATGCCATGGAGAGGCAATTGACAGTGAAGGAAAGGTTGTTCCTCATGATTGTGAGAGGCTCTCTGACTATGGGAGTTGTCGCTGTCACTGGATTCCTAGCGACGTGCCATTGGATTATGGCAAAAACAGCCACGTTGGTAGGAACCTTAGTAGGCATGCTATGGAGGGAACATCCCGTTCTCTCTGTAGTGTGTGGTGCTGTCGGTGTTTCAGTGTTGTTCTACATGCTGAAGTATTGGCTCACAAATAGTGGGGTCACAAAGACTGATCCCAATGCAGTGATGGGTAGAAAGAACACCAAGAATTTGTGTGAGGAAGACACAATGCGTATTCAAGATCATTACCATCATGATCTGCCCGATGACGGACAAAAATATGTGC